GTTCAAAACTATTACTCAAATCAAGTTGCCGATTCAGAATCATACGCCAGCAAAGCAAAGTGAAACAATCCAAGTTACACATGGTTGTAGCTCACCCGGGAATTTATCTGTCGTTGTAACGGCGACTACGCTTCTCGGAGCAGAAAGTCCGGTGACTGTGACAGTTCCTGTTACGGCGGACATGGATACTGCTGCAGAAGTGGCAGCTGAAGTTGTTGCAGCATTGAATAGTGATGAAGATATTAATTCAGTATTTATTGCCACAGTGACAGGCGCTGGCGCAGATACCATAACTTTGACTACAAAAGACTATGCTGCAAATGATGCAACGCTTTCAATTTCATTTACTGTTGGTAGTACAGGAGTGACTGTTGGAACGTCTACTGATGGAACGACTGGTGTCCCTGCTGATACTTTATCAGTTGGTTGGGGCGATAAATTCGGACTTCCGTATTTACTGTACGCGGACGAGTTGGTTATTTTAAAGCTATTCAACAAAGCAGTCGATTCCGGAACGATTACATCAGATGCAGTCGACATTGAAAAGAATATTTTTGATCCAAACGGTTCTCCAGACGGTGCAAAAGATATTGATCTTTATATAATTATTTAGGAGAAATAAAAATGGCAACGCTGTTGAACCTGGTTAAATCACGATTAGGAATTTTTTATTCGGATCCCGCAAAAGATGCGGAGATTTCACAAATGATTGCCGGGGCAACAGCGTTTCTGAAAAATGCCGGCGTTCCGGATGAAGCATTTACTCCGGACTCAGAGTCACCTGAAGCAGTAGAAGCTATAATTATTTACTGTAAAATGGCACAAAATACCGATCCGGTTGAACTCCGATTTAACCCTATACTCGTTGCAATTGCAGATCATCTGCGTACTGTATCCACAGAGGATGAAAGTACATGAAATTGAAAACTGTATTTACCACACCAATTAGTTTTTATGTTCAGGAAACAACTTATGTTCCAGGACAGGGAATAACAACCTCATGGAGAAAATTTGAATCAATTTTATCCGATCAATCAAAAATGAGTGTGTTTTTTTGCGAATGGGTTGGTACATACGGTTCAATGAAACTTTCTGCACAAGCACAAGGCATAAACGATTCTGCAAGGGTGCGAATGCCATTTATCCCAGATCTGTGTAAAAAATTGAAATCGCAGCTTGTAATAATTGCAAAAGACGCTGCTAATATTTTAGTAGATGGCAATCCAGATCAAGCTAATATTAACTCATATCGTGTTTGGGGGGGAGTTAATATTATTAACGAGGAAAACCAATATATGGAATTTAATGTGCAGCGTTATGAGGTTCAGTAATGATTGATATTTTGCAGCTCGTGCAAGACACTCTGGATGATGTATTAATGGTTGACGGAGTACGTGTGTATTGGGGAAAACGTGGAGAAATTGACTATAATGCGAAAAAAGATGAATATGTTGTTTATAGTCAAGATAATGATAATATCTCAGTTTCTGCTGATGGTGCAGTCATTGCACGTACAGCGTCAATTTCAATAAGGTTATATATTGATCAAGCGACTTGCAGAACATACCAAGGAAGATTGGCGTATAAAATGCGTGCAGAAACAATTTTACATGCTATGATTGATGCAGGGTTTGAGTGCCCAAATGGATGGGAGGAAATAGGAGATATAGACGACATCGGATTTGCAGTATTTTTAGCAGTTTTTGATTATGCAAGGGTCGAATATGTATGAGTGCTAAAAAGATAAAAACTAACGAGTTTGAACTTGCTTTTGAGGAAATTCTGAAAGAATATCAAAGTTTGCTAACTGGTGCAACTGAAGAGGGATTAGATGATGCAGCAGAAGTTTTTATACAAAATGCAAGTGCAATGTCGCCAGTTAGAACAGGAGAATATTCTAAAAGTTGGGCAGTATATCCTAAAAGATATTATCTCCGACGTTACGTCGGGAATACCAAAACAGTAAAAGGTGCTAAAGGGTCAAACATCCCGCTTATAAATATCTTAGAATATTCTACAAAACGAGGTAATAGACATGTGCAAAAAATATTTAATGCGTCGGTCGATGGTATGATTAACGCAGTGAGTCAAAAAATAGGAGAAAAATAAAATGGCAGAACAGAATATTGTAAACTGGGGTAGCGCGCGAGCAGGTTGGGGAAAAATAACCGTTGATGCCAGCGGAAACGACGTGCTTGGACCGTTAACTATGTTTACAGGGACGAGACAAATTAATTTTACGCCTAATGGCGAATTGGTGCCTGTGTATGCAGATGGTACTATTATATATGTTGGTAAAGCAAATACAGGATATAACGGTACAATGGAAGTTACTGTCTTGAATGATGAATTTAAAAAATGGGCACTTTCTGAAGAGATTGACAGTAACAATGTTCAGTATGAAATTGCAGAGTCAACTGTAAACAGATTTTACTTAGTATGGGAGTGGATTAATGATAAGAAAAACACTCGTCATATTATGTATAACGTAACTGCAAATCGTCCCGAAATGGCAAGCATGACTATGGGGGACGGTGGAAGCAAATCGGCACAATATGAGACTTTGCCTTTAGTAGCAACTCCGCGGTCTGATGGGAAAATAAAAGCTAATACGCGGTACGATGTTTCGTCAACTGTATATGACAGTTGGTTTATAACTCCATACCTTCCGACTGGGGCAAGTGAGTATCCTGTAACTGTGACTGTAAAATCAGGAACAACTCCGATACCCGGTGCTTTAGTGGCTTTTGGTGATGGATCATCCGCATGGACAGATACAACTGGGAAAGTGATAATGTATAAAAAGTCTGGTACGTATGATATTTTTGTATCAAAGACAGGGTACGTTGCTGAAGTTGATTCAGTTACTGTTGCAAGTGCTGCAATAACAAAAGATATACTATTATCGCAAGTTTAGTTAATTTTTACTCAGTAGCAGGAATATTCTGCTACTGAGTTATAATAAAAATAGGGGTGCAGATGATTATTGACTTGAAGAAAAATGAAAAAGAAAGCGACTTCCAAATTAAGCTAACATTGGGGGCAGCACATATTTATCAAGCGCAATTTAACCGAGATTTATTCACAGATTTATACGATTTAGCAATGGAAATAAATTCAAAACCTTTGCAAAAAGCGCTTAAAAATGTAAAATTAAATGGCAAAAACGTTTCTAATCTTAACGAAGATGAATTAGTAGAATTGTTACTGCAAAATATTGATATTGCAGAGTTGATTACAGAAAAGCCATTAACACTTGATCAGTGCAACCGTGCAGTCAATATAATCTGGGCATTTGCAAAAAATGCGGATCCCGCACTTCCACTTCCTGACAAATGGATTGAAAAATTTGATCTTTTTCCAATCAGAAAATATATTAATCAAATTTTTGATCTCTGGACCGAGGTGCAGAATGGGACAATTAAACTAAAAAACGCGTAAACGGTGACGGAGAATATGAAAGTATTAATTTTTGGCTGTTTGTTAAAATGGGTAAAAATGTTGGATTCTCCGTTACCGAGATAAACAATATGACACCTGCTATGGTGCTTGACGCAGCAATTTATGAATTAAATATGCAGTCAACTTCTGACACAGGGCAAGGACGTACTGCAACGCAAGCAGACTATGACAGTTTTTAAGGTGAAATAATGGCAGGAACAATCCGTGGGTTAACGATTGAAATTGATGCGACGACGACTAAACTTGGGACGGAATTAAATAAGGTAAAATCCCAAGCTACGAGTATTTCAACCGAGTTAAAAACTGTTGATAAACTGCTTAAATTTGAGTCATCTGATAAAGTCGATTTACTTAAACGTCGACTTGATACAGTAACAAAAGCTGCTGCAGAAGTTAAAAAGGAAATTGATCTTTATACTAAAGGTCTTGATGCTAACAAGAAAGCAGTTGAAGCTGGTGAAATATCTCAGGAACAATATCAGAAAAATCTTGCTGATTTAAACAAAAAGTTAACCGATGCTAAAGGTCGTTATGAAGTACTGCAAGCTGAAATTGGTGACACATCTAAAAAACTGGACGATGCTAATAAAGGAATAAATGAAAGCACCGAGTCACTTGATGACATGGGAAATGCTGCAAGTGACGCAGGTAAAAAGACGTTATCACTCGGTGACATAATTAAGGGTAACTTAATTTCAACTGCAATTATTGGTGGAATAAAAGGTTTAGCGTCTGCGATTGCTGGAGTTGCAAAAGCAGCGTTTGAAGGTGCAAAGAAGATTATTTCAGCTGGAATTGATCTTGTTGTTTCTACTGGAAAATGGGCGGATGAAATACTGCAAAATGCAGAAGTTACGAGACTTTCCACAACTGAACTGCAAAAATATGAATATGCATTAAAATTTGTCGATGGTGATATTGACACCCTAACTAAAACAATGACCAGAAACATACGGTCAATGGGTGATGTGAAGCAGGGTAACAAAGAATTAGTTGCGTCGTACAACAGACTCGGGATAAAAGTAACTGATTCAACCGGGCAATTGCGTGATAGTAATGAAGTTTATTGGGAAGTCATCGATGCACTTGGCAGAATATCTAATGAAACAGAGCGCGACGAAGTCGCAATGACATTGCTTGGTAGGTCTGCGCAAGAATTAAATCCAATAATCAATGCTGGATCCAAAGCATTTAAAGCTTTTGGTGATGAAGCGGAACGCATTGGTTATGTCATGAAGCCAGAGGATGTAGAAAAATTTGGATTATTCAACGACATGATCGACAGACTGCAGTCTGGATTAGAAGGTATAAAACGACAGGTTGCTGTCGCAGTTATGCCTTTTCTTGAACCGATTGTAAAAAATGTCGACGATTTGCTAAAGGGCGGAAAAATTCAATCTTTGGCAAACGAGTATTTACCTGCTATTTCACAAAAACTAAGCGAAGCAGGGCAAACAATTGCGAACTTCTTTACTGGTGGGGAAGCTAAAAATTTCGTCGATGAATGGATACCGAAAATAGTGCAGTTTGTATCAGACATGATAACAAAATTGCCTGATGTTGTTGAAGGTATTGGAAAAATCATTGGTGCTATAGGTGATTTGATTAGTTGGTTTGGACGACTGAATTATTCTCTCATGACTGATGAAGAAAAACGCGCTTTTGCACTGACTGAAATGGAAGATTTTGCCGAAGAACTCGGACTATCTCATAAACAGATGATGGATTCAATGAGTAAAATGGCGGAGACATATGGGGTTGAAGTAGATGATATTCTGCTTAACTTTTATGCTTATGAGAGCGGTGTAAAAGAAACAATGGAAAATGTCAAATCAAGTTTGGAGGATGGACTCTCCGAACAGGATAAAGCATTTAGTGCAAATCAGCAATCCGTTGCTGCATATGCAGAGTCTATTGGTCTAAGTTATGCAGATGCAGTTACTGCGATTGGAAAATACGCAGAAGAAAATGGTCTTAATATCGCTGAA